CTCGCTAATTTTGAATCGGCAGTAAGTAACTCAGCAGCCGATCCTACGCCGACAGTAACCGGCGTTTGGAAAACGGCTACATTTACTGCTCAGGCCGGATCTACTGGCACATGTAGAATGTTATTATATCCAGGTGCATGTAACGGAACTAGTTTAGCTACTAGTGGATTCATTCTTTATAGAAACCCTCAGGTATTAATTAGTTCATCTAGTAACTTTACTGCTCCGTTTGTAGGTCCGTTTGGCTCCAGAAGCTCAACTAATGCACTGCTAGATGTTACTGGAAGTAGAACAATAACTATCAATAGTTTAACCTACGCATCTAATAATACATTTAGCTTTAACGGATCAACCGACTTCTTAACTATCCCTACAATTAGTTTAGGTAATGGAAATCTGCCATGGACTGTTAGTGCTTGGGTTAAAACTACTACTGATGCAACCGGTCTTGGTCAAGGTTCAATACTGTCCAACTTAAGTGGCGGACCAGTATACTCAGCTTTATGTGTAAACAGCGGAAAGATTGCATATTGGACTTATCAAAACTCTGCATGGGCACAGAAGTTAGGCGTTGGTACAACTGTCAACGATAATAACTGGCATTTGCTAACTTGGGTAAACAATTCTAATAGTACGATGGCTATGTATGTAGACGGGGTATTAGACAGTAATGTGGCAAACTCTACATCAGGAAATAATAACCCGGTTGATACAATAGGCAACTCTTGGAACGCAAAATTTGCAGGTAGCATACCCGCTATACAAGTGTATAATGTCGCACTGACAGCAGAACAGGTTGCATTAAACTTTGCTGCATTTAGAGGGAAATACGGAGTATGACACAATTAGGAAACAACATTGACCCTGCAACTCAAGCAATAAGAATTTCATTCTGTACCACTTGTGAAGAAAACATTGAACTACCCTATCCAAAATGTAGACTTAATGATATTCCACTTTCAGTGCAAACCTCAGAAGAACAAGAAACATGTCCGCTCAGTAAATGGTGATAAGTATAGTGTGATCAACGTATTCTTATTAGACTATTATACTCGCCTTCGGGCCTGGCATGATCTTAGAGAATCTTTAAAAAATGGTGATACACAAACCATATGTGTTGAGGTCGATAGATTTTGGCAACGAGCACCAATCAGTTCTCACTACCTGCATCCAGCAGATGTAGTAGATTGGCCCGGACCTTGGGAACTTATTAGTGATAATGATTATTGCAAGTATTCCCGAGCTTTGGGAATGGTATACACGCTAATGCTATTGGGTATCAACGACATTGACTTTGTTGACGCAATAGATTATAATAGAGAAAATGTAGTATTAGTTTTAGTTGATGACGCAAAATATGTGATGAATTACTGGCCCGAGTCGGTATTAAATACATCTCTCGCAGACTTCACAATAACAAAGCAAATCAATATCAGTTCATTAAAAAAGAAAATAGGCAACGAATGATTAATGTAAAGAAACGATCGGGTAACACAGAGCCGCTTGCCCTGGAAAAGTGGCAACAACAGATTACAAAGGTGTGCAATGGCACGGCTGATGTAAGTCAATCCATGATAGAAATCAAAGCACATCCACAGTTTTATGATGGCATCACTACACGAGAGATTGATGAAATCACTCTTAGAGCTATCGTGGACTTGATTGATGTTGAAAGTAATCCTGATGTTGGACACGTTAATTATCAATACGTTGCTGGTAGACAACGACTTTCTATGCTTCGTAAAGATGTTTACGGAGACTACCAAGTACCACACTTGTATGAAATTGTTAAGACTAATGTAGCAACAGGCCTATATACTAATGAACTTTTAGAATGGTATTCCGAAGACGATTGGAATAAGATGAATGACTTCATCGAACATGAAAAGGATGAGGAGTACTCATACGCAGCAATCGAACAGATGATTGAAAAATATCTTGTTCGCAATAGAGCAACAAAAGAAATCTACGAAACTCCACAAGTTCGCTATTTGATTGCGGCTGCAACAATATTTCACCGTGAAGAAGCTAGCAAGCGCCTCAAGTTTATTAAGGAATACTACAATGCAGCGAGTGATGGTCTGTTTACCCTGGCTACTCCTGTGCTTGCTGGTCTCGGCACTCCAACTAAACAGTTTAGTTCTTGCGTCCTTATTCGCAGCGACGATGATTTGGATTCGATTTTCGCTTCCGGAGAAATGATGGCTAAGTATGCTAGCAAACGAGCTGGCATTGGATTAGAAATCGGCAGACTTCGCTCCCTCGGTTCGCCTATTCGAGGGGGCGAAATCATGCATACTGGTATGATTCCGTTTCTAAAGAAGTGGTTCGGTGACTTACGTTCTTGCTCACAGGGCGGAATTCGTAATGCATCGGCTACTGTGTTCTATCCTATCTGGCACTATCAGTTTGATGACTTGATCGTTCTCAAGAACAATCAGGGCACCGAAGAAACCCGTGTTCGTCACATGGACTATGGTGTTGTTCTTAGTGCATTCTTTTGGAAGCGGTTCAAGAACAAAGAGAATATCACATTCTTTGATCCAAACGAAGTGCCTGATTTGTATGAAGCATTCTATCAAAATACAGCAAAGTTTGAAGAACTTTATGTGAAGTATGAAAAGCGTAAGGATTTACGTAAGAAGGTAATGAGTGCTGAGGAAGTCTTTAAGGGAGGCATTCTTAAGGAACGCACTGACACAGGTAGAATCTATCTTGTGTTCATTGACAACGTTATGAATCAAGGTCCGTTCGACCCTGAGTATCATACAATCTATCAATCAAACCTCTGTGTCGAGATCCTTCTTCCCACAAAGTCATTCAAGCGTCTAGATGATCCTGCAGGACGAATCGCACTTTGTACCCTCGGGAGTATGAATTGGGGTGCGTTTAGAAATCCAGAAGATATGCGTAGAGCATGTCGGATTCTATTGCGCAGTCTAAACAACATTCTTGATTATCAGGACTTCTTGTCAATTCAGTCTAAGCTGTCAAACGATGAGATTAGACCAATTGGTATTGGTGTAACTAATCTTGCATACTGGCATGCCAAACGTGGATACAAGTACGGCGAATCAGAAGCACTACAAGACGTAAAGAGTTGGGCAGAACATCAAACATATTATTTGATGGAAGCCAATGTTGAACTTGCTAAAGAACGTGGTAAGTGCTTAGACAGTGACAAGACTCGTTATGGTAACGGAATCTTCTCTTGGGAGCTTCGCTCAAATGGAGCTAACGAACTAGCTGACTTTACTCCTGAACTTGAATGGGAAACGCTTCGTGCGGACATGGTAGAATACGGGGTGCGTAATGCTACAGTAGGTGCAATTGCTCCAGTAGAATCAAGTTCAGTAGTTATCAATTCTACTAACGGAATCGCAATGCCAATGAGCTTGATTAGTGTTAAGGAAAGTAAGGCTGGGTCATTCATTCAGGTTGTCCCTGAATATCAAAAGTTGAAGAACAAGTATCAGCTTATGTGGGACCAAACAGATTGCGTAGGTTATCTCAAGACCTCTGCTGTTCTTGCTGCTTATATGGATCAGTCAATCAGTACTGACACATTCTATAACCCTGCTCACTTCCCTGATAGAAAAGTCCCAACTACTCTTATCGCAAAGAACTTGATGCTTGCTCATAAGTGGGGAATTAAGACTCTCTATTACAGCTTGATTAACAAGAAGGGTTCTAAAGAAGAGGAAGATGAAGCACCACTAGAAGTTATTGACTTCTTTGAAGATGATGGTGATTGCGAAAGCTGTAAATTATAATGTTAGAAACAATTTGCGATATTTTAAAGGATGCCTATGCTCGTAACTGGATTACTAGCCGCGACGGCAACATCAGTATTCGCCATCATGACCGTGACCACTTCTATATCACACCTAGTGGTGTAAGAAAGCAGACACTACAGCCCGATCAATTCAAAAAGATTGGGTTAAATGAGAACGGCTGGCAAGTTTTACCCTACACCGCTATCTCTAGTGAGCTACAGCCAAGCGGAGAGATTCCCCTGCACTATGGCTTACTAAAAGCTTTAGGTCAGCACAGTGATGACATTCGTGTTGTAGTCCATGTTCACCCTACATACTGTGTTGCTGCAATGCACGCCGGTATTAACTTGAATGAGCTTGTGATACACTTCCCTGAGTTGGGCAGGTACACTAGAGTCGCTCCAAATGTAGGCGATGTTCCTCCTATCAGTGAAGAACTTGCTACACAATGTCATACTAACTTAGGACTTGACAGTGAAGGCAATATTGCTTATGACATTGTAGGCATTAAGGGGCATGGTGTAGTTGCAATTGACACTACTCCCTGGCGAGCATATGAACATATTGAGCGTCTAGAACATATTTGTAAAATCGTATTAGCATCGGGGAATTATTAAATGAGCAAGAGTCAATATAATCTAACTACAAAAACAGACTATCTTAACCGCAAGATGTTTCTTGACCCAGCAGGCCCTGTAACTATTCAACGATTTGAAGAAGTAAAGTATCAGAAGCTACAAAAGATTGAACAATCAGCCCGTGGATTCTTTTGGGTTCCGGAAGAAGTTAATCTCTCTAAAGATGCTAATGATATGAAGGATGCAAGCGAAGCCGTTGCTCACATCTTTACTAGCAATGTTCTTAGACAGACTGCACTTGATAGCTTACAAGGCAGAGCACCAGCGCAAGTCTTTACTCCTGTCTGCTCTATACCTGAACTTGAAGCTATTATGAGCAACTGGAGCTTCTTTGAAACAAATATTCACTCTCGTTCATACAGCCATATCATTCGCAACATCTATAATGTTCCTAAAGAAGTGTTCAACACAATTCATGACACTCAGGAAATCATCGATATGGCTTCTAGTGTAGGTGATTATTATGATAAGCTACATGCTCTTAATTGTAAGAAAGAACTTGGAATAGCTGTAGCCGAACAAGAACATATCAATGCAATTTGGCTAGCTCTACATGCTTCTTACGCTCTTGAAGCTTTCCGCTTTATGGTATCGTTCGCTACAAGTCTCGCAATGGTCGAAAATAAGATGTTCATGGGTAATGGCAATATCATCAGTTTGATTCTACAAGACGAACTCTTGCACAAAGAGTGGACTGCTTGGATGATTAATCAGGTTATCAAAGAAGACCCTCGTTTTGCTAAGGCAAAGATTGACTGTGAACATGAAGTTCGTAAGATTTACGAAGATGTAATTCGTGAAGAAAAAGAGTGGGCTGCATATCTCTTTAAGAAGGGTCCAGTAATCGGTCTCAACGAAAAGATTATGATGGATTTCGTTGACTACAACTCCGTAGACGCTCTTAAGCAGATTGGTATTAAGTATTGGAATCCAGCGCCAAAGACTACTCCTATTCCTTGGTTCAACAAGCATATGGATACCAGTAAGAAGCAAACTGCACTTCAAGAATCAGAATCAACCTCATATGTAATCGGAGTGATGAGTGATTCACTAGATTACGATGAACTACCGAATTTATAAGGAGAAAAATAATGAGAGCAATTGTATGGTCAAAGGATCACTGCCCCTATTGTGTGCAGGCAAAGACACTTCTAGAACAGAAGGGTATTGAATACGAAGAAAAGAAGATTGGTGAAGGGTACACTAAGGAAGACTTGCTTGAAGCAGTTCCTAATGCACGTACCGTACCTCAGATTTTCCTCGACGGAGAACTCGTCGGTGGATTTACAGAACTTCGTGCTAAGTTTTTAGCAGAAGCAGCATAAGAAAGAAAAAAATATGACAATTAAAGTTGGAGAAACCTATACATTCAAGCTCACGAGCGGTGAAGAAGTTGTAGGAAAAGTTACTGATATTCAAGATAATTATCTATCCTTAAAGGATCCAGTATCAGTTGCCCCCGGTCCCCAAGGATTGGGATTGATACAGAGCATGTTTACCGCAGATCCAAAGGATCCTGCAAGACTAAATATTAATAACGTAACTATCTTTGCATTGACAGATGACAGTGTTAAGGTAAAGTATATTGAGGCTACTACTGGTTTAGTGGTCCCGGACAAGAAGTTAATTTTAGGATGATATATGGGAAAACCACTAAGTAGAATAGGCGATATTAACACGGGCGGCGGAAAGATTATTAGAGGAGCAAAGACTGTCTTCGCTAACAATCGTCCGGTTGGACTGCACGTAAGTAAAATAACTCCTCACCCTGCCGGTGGTCCACATAAAGCATCGGTAACCCTTACTGGAAGCCCAACTGTATTTGCTGAAGGTGTTCCGGTATTAAGAGTTGGGTCAAGCACCACATGCGGTCACCCGATAATACAGGGTAGCCCTACTGTATTTGTGAGTTAAAAATAATATGGCTGATACTGGAACACAAAGTCCGCTTGGAATTAACGTAGTTGGTTCTTATCTACAAAATCAGGGTTTAACAATCAATCCTATAGCAGCATCTTATATGGGTGCTAGTAAAACAAATACCGATTACACTTTTGGCACATTAGTTAGCGGAACATGTTTAAGAATGCTCACTTGGGCAATCAATGATGCATATCTAAGAACTCTAGTGACATCTGGTGTTTATAATAATCTTATTGCAATAGGGTCAGCATCAATTCCTGCGTTAGGTAACTCAAAACCAGCCTCATATGTTGCGATTGATCCAGCTGGTATATGGGCACGACCTGCAGATTCAGTGACCCCATCTATTTCAGAGAAGTACGGAATTCAGCAGGGTGTCTCCGGTGCATTGCCCGGACCTGCAACTTCTGGATATAGCATTACGAGTGCTACTAATCAGGGTCAGGAAGCAACCTGGTTGCCATATGATAGTTCCAACCCGAATGCAGCCGTCACTCAATGGGGATATATTAGACTACATGCATTACAAGCATGGAATGAATTCAATTGGAATGGAGGAGAAGTATCAGCAGCTAATCCGGAATATCCGGAGTTTTTGGCATCCTTTCTGTCTGCATTGTCGTTTGTAGAAAGTGTTAGCCAAACTGTTATGTCTAACCAAAATGCAAAAACGTTTTTGGACGGCACATTCAGTAACATGGACGATTTGATCAGTGCTGATGTATTTGGTGTAAATTTAGCAAATAAAGAATTTGGTCAGGATTTAGAAAATTTAGGAAAAATTCTTAACCTAAGTGATATTTCTTCTTTTGGATTACCCTCGTCTCTATTAAAAATATTAGGAGAAAACAACGCAGTAATACCAGATTTAGTATTAGCATTGTTGTCAGCAGGGTTAGAAAATACTGAATTGCAGCAACTAGTATCTGGAAAACTACAGTCCCCCACAAAAACACAAGAACGACAAATTTACAGCGCCTTCTTAATTATGGTTGGTGAAAACCTTAGCGATATAATAGCACCTCTACAATGTCAAATAGAGGGCTTAGAAAGCTTAGCAGATTTACTTGATGTAAAAAAACTATTCCCTAACAGCTATCAATCATTAACTGTTCCTAAGTACAACGGTGAATTAGGACTCCCCACTAATAGTAAAACATATTATCCTTTGTATATCTTCGGAGGATTAAATCCAGCATTAACTAGTCCTGATATGGATACTTATGTAGGAGCGCAGACACCTAATAATGTTCCCTCAGCAGTTTCTAGTATTCAATCAGTAGATAATACAGTAGCGTTAATCAAAGGATTTGGTTCGTATCTACGTGGCGTAATACCATTAGAACAAGCAGTTGCTGCCGGCGCGTTCTCATTTGCTATGCGCCAAATCAGAAACATTGATAGAGCAGACATTCAACAGTTCGCTAGAGCAGTCAAGTCCTTAGAAAGCACTATTGATTTTCCCCTTGTCAGTGGAACAAGTAAGCCGACTAGTCAAGAGGCAATCGACAGCTTACAACTAAAAGAAGCATTAGGTTCGGGACCATATGGCACTTATACTATGTCAGATTTCTTTGGTTCTATGTCCGGTCTTCCTTATCCATGGGAAAATCTATATAATAGAATGCTAGAGGCAGAAACTGATACATTAAAATCGATATATCGTGACCTATTTTTAGCAGTGTCATGGAAACCGGCTACTGTTAGTGTGCAGTATACCTCTTATGTAGTTGAATCTCCTCCAACTGTATTCACTACATATTATAATGTTACAGGTGTTACGCTTACTGATCTTGGTGGAGGATATGGTAGAGGCGGCGCAGCAGCACCTACTATTTCTATTAACGGTGGCAGTGGAGCAACTGCTAC